CGGCAATTAGGGCCGTGTCTTCAGCTTCGACAATGCCCACCGTTCGCCGTTTCGAGTTTTTCGGGATCAGATGCCGACCAAATAGAACGCGCTCGAATCCCTTCGGCTCGTAACGGATCCCCAGGGGCCGCCCGTTCGCGTTTTTCTTGGTGATGCGGGCGCCGTCCATTCGATACCGGGTGAATTTCACGCCGTGAATGCGCCCCATTTCGTCCGCAATTGGAAAGGCGGCCGCGCTGTAATCGTCGCCCCGTTTGACGCCGTACAACGCCAGCGCTTCGCGCCCCTGGGGACCAAATAGGGCGCTCATGTAATCGGCCAGGGTGGACGTGTCAGGACGCGCGAAGAAATCGCCAGGGTCCACAAATTCGGTTTGTCTGGGCTTGGGCTTCGGTTTCGGGATCGGCCGCGCCCCCTGGCGTTGTGATTCGGCGCCCCCCATGAACTCCGCAGCCAACGCCCGGCGCAGTTCGATGAAATCGGAAATGCCGCGCAGCTTCGCGAACAAATCGAGGGCGTCCCCGCCTTCATCATTTCCGAAATCTTTCCACCTCCAGCGGCCCCCGCGCCCCTCGTATACGCTCAAGCTCGGGTTACCGTCCTCATATGTCGGGTTAAAATAATTCCCCCGCCGATCCGCGCGAAAATCGGGAATGATGCGGGCGAAGATTTCAAACCCGCCCCCGGTTGCGTTTAAGATTTCGTCAACTTCGGGGGGCCGGTTTTCTGTTTTCACGGCTTCGGGTTTTGCTCCATTAAGCCCGTGATGTCCTCCCAATGATTCGCCAGGGTTCGCGTAGAACTCACCCGGATACGCGAATTCGGGCCGTCCTCCTCTTTTGCTTTTTTCAGGGCGTATTGTAACCGGCTGGGGGTCATCTCGAAATCAGGTTCATGAACGCGCTTTCGTTTCGTGTACGCGTCCGCGATTTCGGCCGTTTCTTGCCACCCCTTCGCGCCTCCTCGTTCGTCTATAGTAGCGTTGGCCCGTTCCCGTACCTGGTCCTCGAAATGCACCCCAGGGACCGCGCGAAGGTGATATTCGTCGTGATCGCCGTAATCGCTGGGGGCGCTGAACCGTTCAATTACCAAAACTTCCCCCTTCGTTCCCCCCAGGTACGCCCCGGGGCCGGTCCGGCCTCCCTTCGTTTTTTTCAGATAGAAGGCATTTGGCAAATTTGAACGGCCCAGCCCCACAATGCCCCCGAATTTTTGAATGAATGCCGAATCCCCGTAGATGTCCCCATTTTCTACCCTCCCCTCGATTTTTGTCTTTTTGTGGTGGGCCAACAGAATCACGGTCAATTTATGCTGGTGTACCTCTTCGGCTGCTTTTTGCATTTCCCGTATTTCCTCAAGCAGCTCGAAAATTTCACGGCGCCCCGGATCAATCACCATTGAAGACAAATTGTCAATGATCAGAACTTGCACCCCGCGGACGATCGCCGTATATCTGGCCCGGTCCATCATTGAAGCCCGCTTTTTTTGCTTCGATGTCACCGCGGCCAGGGCTTCGGCTGGCGTCATCCCTTCATAGCCTCCTGGTATTCCCTGGTTCGTTTCGTAGTGCAACCAATTGCCCCGGATCAATGAACTATGCCGCTGCTCCAGGACGTTTTTTCCCATTTCGTCTTCAATGATCGCAACGGACCGGGGGCCGGCCTCGTTTCTCAGGTCATCGACGCCAAAAAGAGACCGATCAAGCCCCGCAATAACGCGGGCCAAGTAAATACTTAGGGCGCTCTTTCCGGTCCCCTCAGCCCCGCCCAGTGCGTGTAGTTCGCCTTCAATGATCAGCCCACCAACCAGGCCGCGCCGGATCTCCGACGAATCCACCCCGCACCCCATCAATTCGGGGGCGTGATATTCCCAGCCCTCTAATTTTTCAACTTCGGGGGGTGGGGTTGCTGCGATTTTGAGCCGGTCAATTTCGCGGGCTTCGTTGCTTGTGCTGACCTGGGGGGGAGCTGAAATTTTTTGCACATTGGGCGCATCCAATGCGCCTAAATTGTCCCCAGTGGGTATATTTGCCATGTCTGGAATTTTTTCGGTTTGCTGCCTTGAATATTTCGGATGTCTTGAATTTTTCGAGTGTTGACGCCTTCGCGCTCGTCCTGCAATTGCCGTTGCAGCTTTTGAATTTTAGGGGTGAATCTCCATTTACCCCAAAAGTAGAACCCACCCCGCCCGGTGGGTTTTGCTTTTTATTCACACATGTTCAAAAACTATGCGCCCTCCATTTCCACCGCTTCGAAGGCCGTCCCTTCGTAGGCCGGAAAACTCACGGCGCTCACCTCATAGACCCGGCCGATTTTTTCGATGACCCGCAGGGGCGCCCCTTCGTGCTGCTCCCACCGATCCGCGGCAATGGTGAACGCGAATGAACTTTGTGTGACGTCGCCCCTTCGCGCAGCTTCGGTGATTTCGTGGGCGCGCTCCGTGTCAGCCAGGGAGGCAACGTAACGCAATCCGCGCTGATCCAGGATAAGCCCCAGCGTTCCCGCTGTCGTCCTGGCCAGCGCCGTCCCTTTGTGATCAATTAGAAATTTCACGTCCTCCATTTGCGCCCCATCGAACGCGCCCGGCTCGATCATTTCGTAGATGTCGCCCAGCCGGGTAATTTCATTGAAAACGGCGCCGTAACCGCTGACGGTTGCCCCGTTTGTCGCAGCCGTAACGGCCGCCGTTGTTTTTCTTGTCTTCATGCCTTGAATCGTTAGTTTTTCAAAGATACCCCCACCGAAAACAGCGAAAACAAAGAGGGGAACGGTTGCCCGCCCCCCCTGGTTGTTACTCTGTGACGTCCACCCCGGCCAGCTCCGCCAGGGCTTCGGCGATTTCACGCCAGTTCACTTCATCAATAAACGCCAGCGCCCACCCGCTCACCATCCCCGCGGGGGTCAGCTGACCCCGGTTGTTTTCATCGGGCAACGTGTCGTGAATGAATTCCCGCGCCGTTTCTTTTGCATGGGATGCGATCCCGTACAAATCCAGGCCGCTAATTTGATCCCGCACCTCGTGGGGGTCCATCCCATCGAAGAACTCCAATTGGACCCGCCATGTGGCGTAATTGGTCCACCCGTTGTATTTCTGTTCGTTGCTCATTGTCCTGGGGTTTTCTCCATAATCACCGAAACCCTACGCGCTCCCCCTTCGAACCAAACGGCATGAGATGCCACACGATACCCCAGGGCTTCAGATAAGTAATTAATCGTCTGCGTGATCGAGTAAAATTCGTATTTCTCCCCCGTTTCGGTTGTGAATTCGCTTCTCCCCGTGGCGTTTTTTCCGGTTCGCACCAGGTCAGCGTAACTGTTCACCTGTCCGGCGTCCGTTGCGATTACCCACTTGCTGCGTATCGAGTCAAACGCGCCGTAAACCTCAATTTGAGGGGCCGTTAACGAATCAACCGGCGTACCCGCAAGGAACAGCCGGGGCGTATCCTGGGCGCCGGCAAAGTTTGCCCCGATCAATGCCAGGGCGACAAAAAGTAATTTTTTCATGTTTCTGAATTTTCAAAACTCAAATATCAACCGCAGCGCGTCCGCCTGGGCATTTTCTCCGGTGTCCTCAAGGACACACACGGCGCCGTCAATGTCTGACAATGTAGCCAGGTGCAACGCCTCATCAACCGCGCCCCGGCCGTATATGCGGACCGCCTGGGCGTAACGCCCCGCGCATTCGGCCCGCTCTTCGGCTTCGTCAATTTCCGGGGTGAAATCGGCGCCCATCAAAAACCGTTGGAAATCGTGGGCGAATGTCAGGCATTCGGACAATGTGCCTTCGGTTTCGTGGTGGTAAACCTCCCCCCATTCGGGCAACGTTTGCCCCTGGGGCGTTGTGAATGCCTCCGCGCTAATGATCACGCCGGCCCGGTCCGTTGTGCCTTTGGTCGCAACGTGAAAATGTAATTTATAGGCGCTCATTGGGTGACGTTTGACAGTTTCTGACAATTTGCCCCCAGCCCCAACGCGCCCACCCCGCCGAAATCGCCGGAAATGTAGGGGCATGGATCCGCGGAAATGAAGCGAAGCCCGTTCGCCCGCTTAGTCACGCTGCGATCCGCAACAAGGCCCGTGAACGTTTCGGCTTCGTCGGTGATCGTGGCGGACTCCTCCGCATGCGCTGACAAATAACCGTCGACGCCTTCGCGCTCATATACCCCGATCAGCTGGGGCCGATAAACGAGGGCGAAAACGCCCCACCCGCTCGCACTCAACGCAACGAACGCGGGTAACCCCAGGGCCTCGAAACGTTGCCCCAGCGAATCCCGCACCGTTGCCCAATCGGTCCGCGGGTTTGCGCTGTCGTCGAAATCAACTTGCACCAACCCGCTGGGGGTGATCAGTGACGCCGCGCGCCGGTTCGCAAATTGCCCGCCGACAGTGATCGCCGGCAATTTCTTTTTATCCCATCCGGTCTGGTAGCTGTCCGCCTTCATTTGGATGAAATCGCCCAGGGTGCAAGGTGCGCCCGTTGTGTCAGTGACGCCCGCGTAAACTTTGACCCGCGCGCCCGTTGGAAATGTGTCTTGTGACATGCCTTGAATGTTTTTGAATTCGGGGGCAATGTACGACAGAAATACAACGCAAGAAAGGTGGTAACATTTATTTTCGCGACATGGATACGACAAAAAGAGACATTTTAAGGCGAAATCAGTTCGCCGAATATATGGGAGTCAAACCCCGCACCGTTGACGCCTGGATACGCCGGGGAAAAATTACCCGACATGTTCAGGTTGGCGGGCGTAATTATTTCAAGATTGACGAATGCCTGGAAGAAATGGGGCTAACCCGCGCCGAATGGGAACAGATACGGGACGATTTCCGGAAAGATGGGAACGTGAACCCGCCCAGCGCCTCCGATGTCAAGGGAGGCCCGGAAAACGCGTAAACGAAAACAGCCCCCCCGACATTTCGGGAGGGCTGCAGTCGAATATGATCGGACCCGGTAAATTCAGAAAACCGGGTGAATCAAACAAGGCGCGGCCGCCCAAGGTCATGTCTTTAACCCGGCCGCTATATGCCCGGGGGAAATGGAGTAACCCCCAGGGCAAACGTGATCGGCTTAGGTAGCCGAAATATTTTCCGCAGTTACGGCCAGCTGCACGAATGCATCGGACAAAAGCCCGGCCGCGCTGTAACTGTTTGCATACAATGTCACATTGTGACGGGCTGCATTGTCCCCGTAGAAATCTACGCGAAGATCGAACCCACCCCAGCGGCAAATAGCCAACGCGGACATGTCGCCCGCCATTGCAATACCTGCGCCGGAAATCGTCCCCGATCCGCCGACCGCGTTCCCGCTGGTTACGTCGCCATCGGCGATGTTAACGGCCGGGATAATCCGCGCGCCGGTTTGCCCAATGTAGCGCTCCGAAATTGTCGTATCTGATCCACTCAACGCCGTATTGAGGGCTGAAGCTCCCAGGCGCGAAACGACAATATCGGGGTAACTGTTTAGGCCGGTCGCATCCATTGCCCCGCTGACAAGGTTATGAATGTCCGCCATGCTGGTAACGGCGAGGCCGTTGGTGTCGTGTACTGTCCCCGGTACCCAAACGGCGGACGCCTGAAGGGCCGCGAATGCCTGGGCGTCGATAGACGTCGACAGTGCCGCGGACATGTCCGCCAGAATTACGCTGTCCATTTGGCCGCCGGTAGTGCGCAGGGACATCTCAGAAACCGTCAACGCCCGCGTGTAACGCGTAGGGGTGAGGGTTACCTGTTGGAAATCGCCCGCGCTGGTCACCTGGGCGCCCTCTTCAGAAACGGCCGCGCTGGTTTTGCCAAGCCAGGGGAGTAAAACAGATTGGCCGCCGAGGCCGTCAATGACCCGCGCGCCCAGCTGCTCCGCCAACGGTTGCCCGTGTCGTGCAATTTGCATTGAATCCCCGACGATCGTTTGAAGGCCGCTAACCTGGCCCCCGATCCCCGCGGGCGTCGTAGATGTGCCGAAAACGGTCCGCAGTTCGCGCGCGGCCCAATCAGGTACGACAATTTGCCCCGAAGCTCCGCGAAATTGCCCGCGTCCCTCCGTGATCATTTCCAGTTCTGCGCCGTCATGCGCGCGGCCGTCGATGACATTCGAAACGGCCCGGGCGATTGAAAACCGCTTGACAATGCCGCGGGAACTGTCGCCCACTTCGCGAACGTACGCCGGGGCGCTCGATGCGCTGGGCGTGTTGCCCTGGGGCGTTGCTGGCTTCATTTCGTTGCGGGCCTCATCCACTACGGACGCGCTCCGCTCCATGAAATTAAGGGCGCTCAACATGTCAGCTTCTGCGATTTCATCCCGCTGCATTGCTTCGTCAATCTTTGCGCGCGCGTGCAATACTTCGCGAATGCCGCCCCGCTTTTCCAGGTCCACCGCCAGCGCCTGGCGTACGGCCTCCGCCGTTTGCCCTACGGGTTGCCCCGTGTAAGTTGTTCGTTTGATCATCTTTTGCCTCTTGAATTCGCCCACAATTTACGCCGTTTTTTTTAGCTGAATCCAAGATTTTCAGCAAACGAGGACGGCGGGCGAACAGCCCGGCGGCCGCTGGGGCAAAGTCAAAAACCGAGAAAAACCGAGGGGCCTTTACCCCACCGATGCTCACGGAAATGGTAAAATTTTTTGCCTACCCCCTACCCCTTCGGCATCGTGCGCGCGCGGATCCCCAGCCGGCCCCCTGGGCGACCGTTGCCCCTGGTTGCCTTCGCTGCCTTCGCTCCCCTTTCGCTCCCCCTGGGGGGTTTAGGGGAGCGTTTTCGTTGTGTGTGTGTGTGTAGTATGTTCATTTTGAGTGTATTAAAAAAAAAAAAAAGACGCTCCCCCCCAACGCTCCCCTATCGCTCCCCTATCGCTCCCCTATCGCTCCCCATTCGTCGAATGTTTATCAGGCAAACAGGGGGGGGAGCGCGAGGGGAGCGCCAAAGGAGCGAACAGGGGAGCGTTTAGGGAGCGATTGAAAACCAAAGGTTTAAGGGATATTTTCGATGAATAAGGGCTAAAAACGCTCCCCTAAGACAATACAGGGGGGAGCGAAGCCCGTAAACATGACCCGTGTCAGGTTATCGGCTGCGGGCAATTAGGCCCGTGATCACGTCCTTAAGATCACATTTCGCCGGGTTCGGGGTGATTTCCGCCAGGCGTTCAGGGCCGAATATTGCCAGGGGTTGCACCACCTCAACACGAACGCCCGCCCCAGCGCAACGCCTGGCGATTTCCTGCGCCGTTTCGGTGGCGTCTGCATCCGGGTAATAGATCAACCGATGCCCAGCCAAGCCCCGCAGCAAACCGGGGGACGGTTGCCCGCCTGACGCCATGAACGTAACGCCAGGAAAGTACCCGCAAGCCGCGGCAATTAGGGCCGTGTCTTCAGCTTCGACAATGCCCACCGTTCGCCGTTTCGAGTTTTTCGGGATCAGATGCCGACCAAATAGAACGCGCTCGAATCCCTTCGG